CTTTTAATATTTTCTAAATCAATTGGCCGCGAATCTTTAAACATATTACTTTCTTCATCTTCATCATAGATATTATCTACATTTGTTGGAGCGAAATCAGTTGAATAAGTATCATTGAATGCAGCAATATTATTTCGCTTAATAATTTTATTTTCATGTTTTTTATAGTTATCAAAAACGGCATTGAATTTTGATAAGTCAAAATCAGAACCTTCAAATAAATTAGAATGAGTAAATTCAATTGAATCCTGTTCTCGTTGTAATTTTAAATCTTCAATACGCTGATCAATATCATCATCAGTTATTTTAACATCACTTGCTCTATTTATTTTGTGTTTTTTATCTAATTCATCAAATGCCTTGCTAAATTCTAATTTTGCTTTTGTTTTAGTTTCATCATCTATAACAGTATTTTCCTGGGTTTTTAATAATTCATTGAAACTATTTTTGAGAGATTCATGATCATTAAATTTGGATTTTTCTACATTGTTGATATAAAAATCATATTCTTTTCTTTTAGCTTCATTTCCGAGACATTCATAAGCGCGCTGAATTAATTCAAAAAGTGCTATTTCTATAGGATCATCTGTTTTATCTGGATGATATTTTTTACTGAGAGAATTATATGCTTTTTTAATTTCAATTGGAGTGCAGGATTTGTTAAGACCCATTACATCATAGAAATTAATTTCAAAAGATTTGGAATCCATAATTTATGGTCTAAAATTATGAACAATTATTTAAGTGTTTAGAGATTTTCTTTAACGAACTTTTTAATATCTTCTTTCTTTCGGGCGCCGTTATATTCGACAGATTCACCATTAGATTTATAAAGCATTATAGTTGGGAATCCTTTGACATCGCCGCATTTTTCTTTTTTGGCATCACAATCAATGGCTTCACATTTTACTCCAGCATTGGCGAGTTCTGCATCAGATTCAATAATTGACCATTCAGGTTTAAAGTGTGTGCAATGTGGACACCATGGAGCATAATATAAAATTAGTTTTCCACCGTTTCTTACTGAACTAAATGACTCACTAACTACTTTACTAGATGGTTTATTAAAAACAATAATTAATAAAATAACTATAGCAATTACACAGAATTCTTTTGATAACATTATATAATTAAAAAATATAAAAAAAAATAAATAATAAAAATTTATCTTGATTTATATATATATAATGTCTGATTCAGAAAGAATTAAAAGAATGAACAAAATAATTTTTGATAGATTATCCAGTCTAAATTCTAATTTAACAGGTGGTAATTCCGATAACAAAATTGCATATGTAAGATATCCTGAAAAATGTCTTAATGCATTTGTTGAAAAATATAAAGTTGGTGATTTTAGTCTTGATAAAAATAGAGTTCCCACAAAAACATTTTTGCCAGACAATTATAAAAAATGTTTTAGTATGCAAAAAACTATACCATACGGAGATATTGCACAAGTCGCATCATTTAATTGTGAAATTGATAAATGTGATCCAACAACATATGTTTTAAAAGGTGGCAATGAATTAACTCCAGAACTAAAGAATTTTTTAGATGAACAAACTTTTATGAAGAATCCAGCAGATGCTATGATTAAAAATTGGGAATTGTTGGAAGGTATATTTAATACAGCAATTAGTGAATTAAATACCAGAGGAATTAAATTGGAAAGTGAAGATGTGACTCGAATTAAATCAATGATTGCTGATTATAAAAAAGTAATTGAAAAGAAAATTTCTCTTGAAAAATATGTAAATGCAATTGAGGCAATTCGTAAAGAATTTGGAGATAATCAATTATTAGGAACATGTTTAAATGAAAATAATTTAGAAAAAATAACAAAAGAATATAATGAATTATACCAAAAGGAAACAGAGAAAGTTGGTATAATTATAAAACTACTTGGATATTTATTACAATTAAAATAATTAATATTTTATATAATTTATTTTATTTTCTAAAATAAAATATATAATGGAAATTTCAACGTTTGATCAAACAAGATTTGATAAATTAATTCAACCAAAATCATTATTAAATCCCTTTGTATTTCAGAATAAATTTGATGATGTATTTACAAATAAGATTACTCTAAAAGATAATTATACTATGTCCAAAGAACTTTTTTCCAAAAATTTTAATTTGGAAAAGTATAGAAATACATCATCTTCCGTAGCTAGTGTACCAGTAAAAGATCCAAAAGATGTGGCATTCGCTGAAATTAATAATATTATTAATGATGTTAAAAGTATTTTACAAAATAATTTATTATGTACTGTAGATAGTTATACACAATTTGATACTTTATTAGAAAGTATTAAATCTAGATCAGGTATGATTAACTCAGATGATTTTAAAAAATTATGTAGATCTGATTTAAGCAAGGTTATTCGCAAGTACATAGATAAATTATCTTTGGCTTTGCCGATAATCGCAGATCCAACCAATACTGCTTCTAAAATTTCACCATTATTAAATTTAATTAATGAACTTGAAACTACAGAAGGAATAATTAATGGGTTAGTTAAAAAAACAGATGTATTTTTAGAAAAAGGAAAAATTGAAGAACTTCGCAAGAATTATAAAGAATACAGTGATTCTGCAAATAAAATTAAAACACAAATAATTAGTATTTTAAATTAACTAGTTTTTATATTATAATTTATTACCTGAATATATTATAATTATGGTTGGTGGAATATTACAGCTGGTTGCTCGCAGCTATGCTGATTTATATATAATAAAAGAACCAGAAATAACTTTTTTTAAATTAATATATCGTAGGCATAGTAATTTTACTACTTATCCTTTACTTTTAAAATTCCAGCAAGAATTATCATTTGGTAAATCAGGCAAGTGTAAAATACCAAAGATAGCCGATCTTATGAGAAAAATCTATGTAGTATATAAATTACCAACTATTAAGTTAGCTTATAAATCGGCAACTCGTAGTCAAATCAGAAAAATATTATTAGATTATGATATAACTTATAATTATTCTGAAGATTCTATTTTGAGTATAACTGATAAAATTGAAATTAAGAACTTAATTATTTCAAAAATTAATTATTTATTTCTAAATGATTTTGATAATCCGCTTTTAAATAAAATTGGTGTATACACTCTTTTAAAAATAAATGAGAATGCAACAGGAATATTTAGAGAGCCGCGTGTATTTAGTTTATATATTGCCGATCCAATTTATCCTGGCGCTTTTAATAATAATAATACCGAAATTTTAACAAAACTAAATGGATGTTGGGAATTTAAAGAAGGTTGTGAATTATGGGATAAAATATATTGGATGATTGATATTAATCCGCCAAAACATGCATGGGTGTCAGAATTAGGTCATTATTTAACAGAATCAATTAAATTTGAAATAGGAGGAGTAACAATAGATGAACAAAATAGTGAAATTATAAAAAATTATCATACAATAACAAATGATACTAATAAAAGATATGATTATTTAATTGGGAATACATCTGATTTAAATAATTACGATAACATTATAAAAAAAGGAAGATATTTATATATACCAATTAATTTCTGGTTCAATCGGCATAACTCAACTGCTTTACCGTTAGTTGCAATGAATTATACTGATATTTATGTTGATTTAAAACTTAGAAACTTTGACAAACTATTTTATTATGATTCAAATGCTGAAATAATTAAGAAACCAAAAATGAAAACATTTATAATGGGTGATTTTGTATATGTTGAAAATGAAGAAAGAAATAGATTATGTAATAATAAATTAGAATATTTAATAGACGCAATCCAAACAACAGGCGAACAAATAATTACAAAAGATGATTTACGCGGAGAATATATAGAAATTAAAACAATATTTGATGAACCATCAAAGTATTTATTTTGGATAATTAAACCAATTAAAGATTATAAAAATTGGAATAATTATGAATTTATAATTAATAATCAAATTATAAATCCAATAGAAACAGTAACTATAAAATTTAATGGTCGTCAGCGTGAAACTGAAAAACATTATGGCATATATCAATATGTAAAAGCATATAATACAGAATCAGGAGTTGATGAAAATCTATTTATGTATAATTATGCTTTATTCCCGCACGAGTTACAACCGTCTGGATCAGCAAGTTATGGTAATTTGGCAGAATCTAGTATATTTTTAAAATTAAATCCATTATTAATTAACGAATTACAAGAGAATAATTATCAATTTAAAATATCAGTTTATTCAAGTTCTGTAAATATTTTGCGTGTGTTTTCAGGAATGGCCGGCTTAGCTTTTATAGGATCAAGTGTTTATTAATTAATAAATACAATGCCAGCGATACCATCAGAAATACGCAGAATATTATTTGATAAAGCATATCCTCTAAACTTTACACTATTATCGGCAGAAACATTTTTATTTAATCTCAAATCGATTTGTGTTAAATCAATTTGACTCATATTTGAACTACCAGATGGTTGATATTTTGCTGGATCAATCGCGAATGAATACATATTTACACCTTCTGATGGTCTAGTAATCATGTGCTGATAAGGTTGAATATAATTAAAAAATTTATAACTTCTATTGCTAATTCTTTCTTGTCCATTAAAAGATAGTGTTTCATTTATAACAATACTATTTCCAATTTGTTTATTATCAAGATATTTATAAGAATCAGTATAATTAAAGCGATCATTATTAAATTTATCCAAGAGATAGGAATATTGGACAATCCATACAAATAATCTTGTAGGATGATTAACATCTATAGGAACAGATCTATTTGATGATTCAATAGTTTTTTCGTCAAATATATTTGTTTGTTCAATAAGATATTCATGTTTTGACTGAACAAAATTGTTTCTTTCTTCATCATCTAAAAATATATAGTTAAAAATTAAAAAGCAATTTTGAATACTAATATTTCTGAGTTTGTTATAAGAATAAGTAACTACATTTGTGTCTATTTTGGGCATGCAATAATTTTTAGTTTTAAGTCCGCGAATAAAATATTTATCATTAATTGGATCAAATATAGCATCATTTACTAATTTTTGATTACTAACATTTTCACCATATATGCCGGAATTTATACTTTGGAATTTATTGCGACTAATTCTTTTATAATAAAGTCTCTTATTATAATTATCAAAGTGTGTAAAAATACCGGATGCAATTTCGCCATCTATATTTTGTTCTATATATTCAAACTGCTCAAAATTAACAGTTGCATCTTCAACAACTATATAATTTGTGGGAGTTATAATATGACACTCTTCAAAATCATTTAATTCAAGATGGATTTTAACTTCAGAATATTGTAAAGCAACTAATGGCAAAGCAGATGCAGTATTTTTACAGAACCAAAATTCTAATGGAACATAAATTCTATAACTTTCTTTGCCATTTGTAAAATCATATAATTCCGGAATATCGCCAATCATTTTATCAAATCCTTCAAGTTTTCTATGAGTTAAATCATTCCAGATACTCATCCATTCGCCGAAGTTTTTGTCAATTAATTGTCCTCCAATTTCTATTTCAATAAATTTAATCATGGCATATCCAAGTCTTCTAACCCATGCAAATTTAGTAATCGGATCTTCAATTCCGTCAATCATGAATTTTTTTATTTTTGGCGTATCTATAACTAAATATCCTTTTCCTAATAAATCGCCATTTCTAGATACAATGCATGTAGCTCTTTTACCAAAATCCGGTTTATGAATAAAATATTGTGGCATTTGTTCAACTGAAAAATTTGTATGTCTACGATATATTATTTTAAAATAAGTTATTTGCGGATCTTCCGTTAAAAACATGTCTTGTATACCATGAGCTACAAGTCGAATTTCTCCAGCACCCATTTATAATTATATGATATAAAAATAAATAAAATTAACTATACAAATGCTAATGCTCCATATCCTCCAATTATTCTCAATATATTGTATGTAACTGCATAGATTCTTAAATTTATTGAATCATCTTCTCCATCTTTTGTAAACATATTTTCATTAAAATTAAAT